GATAGCTGATTCAAAGCTACTACTACAACATCATACTCATTAGCTGATTCCACAGACTGATAAAACAATCCTCCACTAGAGGTGGTAAATGCAGTTCCATCAGTAAAAAGTCCATCTAAATTTGGGCTTGATCCATCTCCATTTAATATTTCAGTATCTTCAATGGATAAAACCTTGTTAGGCACTCTAGCAGCTAAATAAGATGATAATCCAGCTGTATCTTGAAGCATCTCATCTGTAAGCTTCATTATCGTACCAATTTTTTCCATATTTACTGAAGTTGCAGTAATATCAAAATCAGACTTTCCTAATGCTGATCCTTGGGCTGTAGCAGCTGCATTATCAGTATAGGAAGTTTCTTTTGGGAATCTTACTGTTTGCGCATCTGTGGAGCCATTAGGTATCAAAGTACGGATATGCACTTTCCTTGCAGGATCAAATTTAAAATCCTCAATTACTTGCTCTCTAGCGACTACGCCAGTATTTGTATTCGCCATTGTCATGTCAGAGCTTTTTACTTCAAATCTTGCTCCGTTATGAGTTCCTTTTTTAAGTCCATCTAGTGCGCCTTCATTAACAGCCTTTTCAATTTGTCCTTTAAAAGTCAAATTCATAGACCCTTCTATGTCTTTTTTTGCAGCTAATTCGACCGCATCCATTCTTTTGGTTTGCTCATCAAACTTTGCTACAAAGCTTTGTGATAGGTTTTCTATTTCAGATTTAAGCACACTATCCATTTCATTCTTGGCGTTATCTTTAATCTGTCCAGATGCCTTTTCTATTCTCTCATCAACTAGATTTCCAATTTTATCTAATTTCTGTTTAATTTGTTCCATTTTTATTTTTTTTAAGATGGTTATAAACATTATTTAAAAACTCTAGCTCATCGTTCTTGACTTCTATCGGCTCTGTAACTTCTACAGTTGGCAAAGTGAATGCTTGAAATATTCCTTTGAGCTTATATATTTCAGACTCTAAGGCAAAGCCTAAATCATCTGATATATTTCCTTTTCTGAGCAGCTTGGCTATTTTATCATAGCGATCAGTCACTTTTTTTGGATCATAGTTGCCCTTATGATCCATTATCTTAGCCTCATCATTTGCAGCTAAGGTAACAGCAGAAACTTCAAAGAGCTTGACTTCATAAATTTCTCTTTTGTTTTCTGCATTCATTTCTTTTCTCACTGGCAAAATCCCCACTGAGTTTTCTGTAATTACTCCAGATTTTATTAGTTCCATTACATCATTTCCCAAAGTAGTCTTTGCTATTTCAGCCTCAAACAACAAACCTTTTTGATCTTCATCAAGCATCCTCATTTTACCTATTGGTTTATCCATATCATGCTGGTAAAGATACTTTACTCTGGAGCCATTTTCCGAAATTGTTTTCAGGTATGCACCTCTTCTTATAATATCCCCATCAGAATCAATATTGTCAAAAACGGATGCATAGCCTTTAACTATTCCAGCTTTGTCATCCATATCTATAAGCTCTCCCATTGGAGATTGCTTGAATAAAATATTTTTCATATTACAAAGATATTAAATTCTAAAAAAAGATTCATCTGGATCCCCTTCCTCAAATACTATATCGTTTTTTTGATTTGGCAGAGGTTTTGAATGATTATTTGATAATAGTATTTCATCTGGTATTCCTTCCTTAAATGCCGCACAACCTATGTCATTAAATTTTTTATGTTTACAATTAAAACAAATTAGATCTTTTATTGTTGTCATTTCTTAAAATATTTATCTATTAATTTGCCAAATTTTACAGCATACTCTCTAGGTTTGCTTGATAATTTATACTCTCTAAAAGCCTCTGCTAAAATTTCATTATCATTAGTGTGTGCATATTTACCTAAGGCGATCTCATCATATTTTTGTGTGTTTTTAAATATTGTCATGGCAAATCTTCCATCTCCTAAATCTATTTCAGTGGGCTTAGGATATGTGTATTTATTTAATCTTTCAAAATATTCATCTTTAATCACTGAAAATTCCTCCCAGAATTTTTTATGCATACCATACCTACTATTGGTAATAATATGAGCAAATTCATGAGTAAGAACAGCTATATCTTGATTTTCTTTATCAACAAAAGATGACCATCTCTCAAATTTATAACCTTTAGGATTATAATCTTTAAATAAATAATTTTCTCTAGGAGTCCCAGAATTTTTAACACCTAAGTTTATTGTTTTTAAATATCCCTCTGGTTTGGATCCCGTCCTAATTGAATAATCAAGCACAACCCTTCCAACAGATCCTAATTCCCTTCCTTTATTTTTTGTTGTAAATTGTAAAGTTACCTCATCTATTTGATTTAGTGGATGAGATACATCATACTCATTAAGTAATTTATCTAGTTGTTTAGCTCTTTTCTTTAATGATTTTACGCTTTGATTTCCTTTTGTAAAAGATTTAATTTTTATTTTATTCTCTTTAAATCTATTTCTTATAAAGTCCTTTACTTCAGACTCTTTAAGCCTATCTATATTTAAAAACTCTTGCGCCCTCTCTCTGCTGGTTATATCAGTAGCTGGCTTCCTTGATGTTACTATCTCATCTCCTATAAGCTGGCTAGTTATAGCACTAACTCCTCCACCTACTCCAGTTAGAGAAACTCCCTCACTAACTTCTGCGCCCTCTTTAGGGTAAACTGCCATTGAACATCTACAGTTTACAATATTATGAGCTGAGGCACCAGATTTAAAGTCTGCTGGCTTTCTCATTTGTACCACTCTTCCAAGTTCTGAAACGGCAAAAGTCTCATTAAATCCTACCACCTTGCCATTCATGTTTAAGTGATCGGATTTGTCTCCTCTATTGAATGCTCTAGTCCTACCATCTTGGGAGCTTACCCACTCCTTGACTAAACTTGACTTTGGGAATATATCTTGAGCTGATTGCATTATGCCTTCATTGGCTGCTGAGGTTGCTTCTGTCCTTACGATTCTTTGTGCTTGATATTCTGTAATTACTTTGTATCTACTTTGTAAGATTCTACCTTGTTGCTTGCGCCCTAATGATTGAAACTCTGGATCCTTAAATAGATTGCCTATGTTTCTTTTGAGTTCCTTTAGAGCTGTCCCTTGTACTAGAATAATCTTATCTCCAGCTTCTGTCTGTCCTATCCTTGAGAATGTTGTGCGCCAAGTTGATTCATTACCAGAGTTTTTTTCTATAAACTTATCAAAACTTCTAGCATACCACTTAGCAAAGTCCACTCCCACCTCCTCATAGAGATCTATGTATAGATTCTCAATGTCTCTTACTTTAAATAGATTAGAAAATTCTCTCTCTGAGTTTGTAGATAGATAGGATTCTATTCCTTTGTTGTATTCTGCCAGTAGATACCTCTTCCACTTTTTGGTTTGTTTCCTTTCGTTGAGGTTAAGTCTATTTGAAAATGCTTCTCTCCAGCTCTCTTTAAATCTTTTAATGTCCACTTAGTCATCTTTATTAGCTGATCTATTTCTTTCTACAAATGACAACATTGCTCTTCCACCCCAAGCATTATACATTACATAACCTTTATCTCTCCATGGCGTACCCCTAAACTCCTCAGCTATTTCTGCATTTTGTTCATGCCTTCTTAAAAAACTGTATATCTGATTAACATCTGATTGACTTAATGGTCTCCTTGCTGCTAATTGCCTAGCTCTAGCCCATCCAGTATCCGTTCCCATCTTAGCCCTTAGATCATATTCCTTATCCCAGTCCAAAACTCTTTGAGCGTTATTAGTAGCACCTTGAGGATAGTTATCGTACTTTTTATTTTCTATGCCTTTAGAGGACAGAGAATGCTCCTCTGGTAGTAAATCCGTATCATAAGGTTTATTTCTAAACCTACCAGTTCTTAAAGCATAAAGTAAACCATTGACTCTACCTAAAGCCCATTGTTGCTCATTGTTTACATTTGGTCTGACTGAGCTTGGATTTGTTCTGTATGCACCTACGCCCCTGATAAATGATCTAGCAAGCATTGAATAGCTAGCCCTCCTAGCTGGATTATCTCCATGCTTTTCATTATGATCCTTTACTTTATTCCTCAGTGCTGTTTCCATAACATTACTAATCTGAGGAGCCTTAGTTTCTATCTTATCCATTTGGTAAGCCTCAGCATCCATATCCTCATCATCTTCATTATAGGAGTCAATATCAGCATAATAATCAGACAACTTACCATCTTTTGCAGCCTCATACTCCTCATGCGTTTCAAATGGCATATAAACAGTATTACCATCAAATATATGGCTATGGTAACCAGAACCTCCCATCTGCTCGGCTCTATCTATAGCCTCTGATATAGTAGTAAATACATCATTCATTCCTTGTACTTCCCTTTTATGCATCTTTTGCTCCTCTAATACATCTACTATATCATCAAGTCCAGAACTTGGCTCTAGTGGGATTAAATTAGCTGGTACATAATACTCATTCATTCTATCATTATCCTGATCTATCCCATAGTTCATTGCCATCCTTTTCTCATTAGGAGTAAGCCACCAGCTTTTGACCATCTGATCCACTACCTTCTCAGTCTCCTCTTGGAGTTCTGGAATACTGTTAAAGTCAAAATCTATATATAATTTGTCTCCATACTGTGGAGTAAGCCATCTATTGAGTTCCTCTCTAATTCTAATAAGCTCTGGGATCACAGCATTTTGATACAAGGCTTTTTTAGCCTCCTTCATATTGTTGTAAGTCGTGCTATCCGTATTATTTAGCAGCTGGACTGGTACATTGTAAACATTACAAAGATCTTTTATACTAGCGTTGTATTGCTCTATTAAAGACAGATCAGATGCATTGAGTCCAAAGTTTACCCAAGATAGTTTCTTGGGTGTTATTACAATGTCCCCAGCA